ATCTATTCACAAAGTATAGAGATACAGGATCATACTTAGGCTCACATTCATTGTAGACTCTTACTGAGTCAATGATATTATCAAATCCATCCAATAACTGAATATCATAATAATTTGCTCTATATGGAGCAGTTCCTGAATAACCTTGATTCTCCTTGAAATTAGATAGGTTAGCGATTCCTGCAGGGAACAACAGAACCCTCTCCTCTGCTTTTGTTTCAGAGACATCAGCCTCTGTAACTGAATAGGAATAATTAGTACAGTCATCATTCAAGACCTTGATAGCCTCTAATCCAATGTTGCAACATCCTAATGATTCCACAGATCCTCCATCTGCTACCACTCTATCTCTATATCCATAGATGATATCTAACCCCTCTCCATGAAGTCCTAGATTGATAGGCAACATCCAAGCATCCTTCTCATAAGCATATCTATCCTTCTCCTGAAGTAGAGGTGCTGAGATCTTCTTGTTTGCTCCCTCTATAAATTTTCCATAACCATATGTCGCTATAAAGATGTCCGTAGATCCTGTATCCTGACCTGCACCCAGAGGAGCAGATTCTGTATTGAACCAATCTAAGGTATAATCTATCTGGACATATAGATGAGAATCTGGAGATTGGAATACTATTGCATCATTATAGAGTTTGCTGATTCTATTATTGAATTCATTCTCTATCAACTGAGAGATATCAGCAGTTGGATAGAAATCCACAAATCCTGATGTTCTATTAATCGTGTAAACAGGATCAGAAGGCTTTGCAGATTCTTCTCCACTCCAGACATAGATCTCTAATTCCATTCCATCTAGCCTATCTCTATCTGATCCATCCCAAGTAAAGAACAGGGGGGATCTTGCTGCTACTAATCCTTCAGGGCTAATTACCGCCATCTTTGTATTCTTCGTTTAATTTATCCATACTATATTCTAGGAACTCCATTGTATCCAATGCATATGCCTCCACAACCTCAGCAGGTAGTTTTGCATACCCTAGCCTGAAAGGTCTAGAGTAGAAGTTAGATGCAGGGATTCCCTTCTTTCCAATGCTACCTACAATCAATCCTGCAGTCTCATTGTAGGATAGAAACTTACCACTATTATCTCTGAACTGAATCTTACGATCCTGAACCCATTTCCTTAATGGTGAGAATGGAGGTCGCTTTCCTGCCTTCCTTCCCTTATCTACCCATTCCCCATATGCTTCCATCAGGAAGTCAAACTCTAAAGAAACATCTGAAGCCCTTGCCTCATATGATATAGATTCATATAGAGTCTTGCTTACATTCTTCTTCTGCTTAGTGAGGTTAGTTCTAGCCTGTTGCACCAGATACTTACCAAACTTGTCTAAGACTCTTTGTGTGTTTGCTGCTTTCATTAGCAGATGTTGTTTGGATTGATAGCCTCTATCTGGAGAGTTGCCTTCCATCCACAGATCGTAGATTCCATATCCTCATCAAAAGGTTCTGCTACAGGATCATTAGCTAATCTGAAATAAGCATCATATTGATTTCCTCTTCTGAAGGTAGCAAGGATCTCAGATATAGCAGCCAGAGTTCTATGATACACATCCTGCTTCATCATATTGCCCTCAATCAAATCCTTTGCCTCCTTAGAATAATCAACCACATCCATAACTATAAGGTCAAACTCATAGGTAATGGTTCTCTCTCCTAAGGTTGCATTCCCTGTCATGATATGAGCAACAGGAAACATATCCTGCTTCCTAAAGTCTAAGTCAAAGATATCTCCCCAAGATACTTGGTTTATCATATCATTTCCTGATGCTGCACTCTCTAGTGCTTCCGTTATTTGATAGTATCCTTTCTTCATACAATTAAAAAACCCTATCTGCTAAAATAAGGATAAAAAAAAGAGGAAGCCATTTCTGACCTCCTCCTCTATCTAGGAATCCTCCGCTTCTAAATCCCTAAATGCTCATCACATTCGCATGTCCATTCTTCATCACAATACTCTCCACAACGCTCACATCTATGCTCTTGTTCATTTTGGTATTGCATCAACTCCATATCTAGATAATCCATCACTCAAAATAATTAAAGAAGTTAAGTGGAGTGCATTCCATTCCAATGATTCCAGATAGGGTAATCATGTCCTGCATCTGCAATCCAATAGGGTAATCTAGATTCTTCAATCTCTTAATAAACATCTCTGTTATCGTAGGATATAACTCTAACTCCTTTTGGAGTTTCTCTTTGTGCTCTGATTTTAGCTTATCGTATAAACTCATGACTCTCTCTTTATAGTTCAACTTGAATTCCTTCCTCCTTGCACCATTGCTTATACTCAGCATTAGCTTCATCCCATGTTTCAGCAATGAATTCCTCTCCTGTCTCTGGGCAGGTGATGATTATCTTAATGTCCTCTCCTCTGTTCCATGCATAGTCAGCAATTCCAATAGTATAAGATTCCCATTCTGACCACATCCAGATGTATCCTGAGTTCTGATTATATCCTACCTCAGCATGTTGAAGGTCATAACCTAAATCAATTGCTTTTGCTAATACTTCTCTAAAGATTTCGTATTGCCCTGATGTTGTTAAATCTACTTTCATCTCTCTCTATCTTTTTAATGATACTCAAAGATATGAAAAAAGACTTTTAATAACCTAACCTCTGGAGGAATTTTTTTTCATGATAGATTTTTCTACCTCCATCTTATCTATCTCATACTCCAGATAAGTCAAACAGGTTCTCAGAGGCAACTCCGTTACCCTCTCAAAGTTGAGGAGATCCCCTCTAGCAATTTGATGAACTGCTCCATACCATCCCCACTTCTTACTGAAATATGATTGTTGATCATATCCTTCTTCTCCTTCTCTAAAGATCTCAGGAAAGTTATCTGTAAGTTGGTTTCTAAACGATAAAAAAAAAGCAGACAACCTAGAAAGATGTCAGCAGATAGATCCTGAAATCCCTCCCCATGATGCTTATCTGGATCATAATTCTCTATGCTATGCCTTCCAAACATCTTATTAGTGATAGGTCTATATAGAACTGCTAATATCTTCTCAGCATTCTTGTAAGGCTCTTGTAGGTATGTATCCAGATCTATATACTCTCCCATAGAGATGTCCTCTATCTTAGGATGAAAGCCATACTCCTTATTCTTAAACTTGAATGATTTAATCAGAGCAGGTTTCTCAGATAACACTTCTCCTATCTGGAATCTTATCTCATCCAGATCCTTCTTCTTCATTCCCTCCTGCTGATCAGGAGTCAATCCACAGAAATGATAGAGAGCCATCTCATCACCATTCTCCTCATTCGCTAATAGAAGAAACTTCTTGTAAGCAGATAGTTTGATATCTCCTAGATTCTCTGGAATCTGAATGCTAACGGATTGTGTATCTCCCATAATTAGGTTTGCTTAATTTATTGTACACTCCATATCTTAATGCATCAATGGCGTGGTTATACTTATCCTCTGGCTTATTGAGGAGGTTTCCATTCTTATCCTCTAGCCATTTATAATTCTCCATCTCCTTCATGAGATTTGCTCCTAAGATATGGATCTTATATCTCTTCAACATATCTATCCCTGCATTAATGGAATCAGATCCCTTCTGAGTAGGTTTGATATTCCATCCCATCCTGTGCAGTTCTTCAATACTCTTAGGCTCTGCTGAATCTCCAAAGATCTCATCATACCTCCCTATCTCTAACTTCCTGAACTCTCTATCCAGATCCTGATTAGTAAGGCGAGTAGAATAAAGAAGTTCCTCAAAATAAAGATTAGTACCTTCCTGATAGCATCCCACCAATGCACTAGGATCATTCGTGAATCCAAAGTCCAAACCATAAGCCAGAAAAGATGCTTTCTCAGGAATCTTCTGGATCGTTGTAAATTGAAATATCTGTGCCCTATTTGTTCCTCTTTCTCCAAGACCATAAACCCTCCAATAATGCTCATCCGTTTCCTTTAATCTCTCTATCTCATCTATGATAGTCTGATCTAAGAATGGATTGTCCAGATAAGTTGTCTGATAGAAATCAGCATCCTCTCTAGGAATCACTCTATCATAGATCCAATGGAATGTATCTGAAGGGTTATAATCCAGAATGATTCTCCCATTAGTCCTGAAGATGATTTGCTGCCAGTCCTCAAAGGTCAGTTCATTAGCCTCATTCAAGAAAGCCAGATCCCTCTTTCTACCTCTGATCTTCTGAGGCTGATCCATAGAGATGAACTCTATCATATTCCCGTTAAGGATATACTCTGAATTGGATTTGTTATGATTCTCCTCCCTATATAGATCTGCTCCCTTCAGGATATCCAAGAAGTCTCTCATCACAGAAGAGCGAACTGCAGGAAAGGTCTTTCTAGCGATTGTAATAGTCTTACCTACATTCTTATCACAATAATAGAAGATGATCCAGAGGAGGATGTTATAGGTCTTTCCTGACCTCGTTCCTCCCTGCTCTACTATGATCTTTTTATCTGATCTCTTTAGATGTCCAAAGACTTTATTAACTCGGATCTTGCTCATCCACTTCCTCTATCTGGAAGGTCTTGATTCCTTCATGAGATATCTCCTGTCTCTCCACATATCCTCTCTTCTTCCCTTTTGTCTTTAGATAGAAGATAATAGCCGTTGGATTCTCCTTAGTTATCTGACTATGGAGTTTACTCTCTGCATAATCCAGAGCCACATTGGAGATGTCATCTACTGCTTTCTTGTATTCAGGATCAGTATCTAACCACAGATAATGAGTAGATCTTGCTATCCCCACATTCTTACATGCTGAGGTTACTACTCCCAGAGATTTCTCTAGGGCTTCTAACATCGCCTTTTTATGTTGTCTATTTTTGTCCATTGTTTTTGACAAATGTTTCGTATATTGTAATCATCAAATGCGATAATAGTGTAATGGTAGCACATCCTGCATCCAGTAGGAAGGAGGCGTTCAATCCGACCTTATCGCTCTAATTAGCCCTCCTCTCTT